TCTTCCCCGCGTGGCTGTGCATCCAAACGGCTTCCGTAATCCCAAGTTCCATTTGCCTGGCCCGGTTGACGACGGCGTTCGCCTTGTTCGATTGGTCCCGCGCTATCAATTCCGCCCGGTGACTGGCCGCCGGGTAAAGTTGCTTTAATTCCTTCACCATGGATTCAAGGTCGCGCCCGGCGCTGTATGAGCGCATAACGCTACCCTCTACCTGTTGCAAATATTTTTCAGGAATGGACCGGATAAGGCCGACGTTTTCCTCAAGTGACGCATTGAAGGCGTCGCGCACGGCGGGCGTCATCTTGAATTCAACCGTCCACCCGGCTTCCTTGAGCGCCTGGCGCATTGCGCTGTCGGTGGTCTTGAACATGCCTTGCAAATAGGCGTCGGCAATCTTGGGCGCCCATTCGTCAAAGCGGGCAATCCAGCGCCGGGCCAGTTCGTCCAATACCTTTTTCATTTTGGCGCTGGGTGCCGCGTCTTGCGCTTGTTCGACCAGCACCAGCATGCGGGGCGGGTCTTTGCGATAGGCGGCCGTAAGCCAGTATTCGACCGACCCGTGCATTTCGGCAATCATGCGCTGCAGGGCCTTGCGGTATTTCGCTTCGACCCCGCGGTTAGCATGAATGGCCCGCAATGTTTTAGGCGTCAGCACGATTGCCAAATCCCGTGCGTCATCGGTACGCTTCGGGCGTGGGGCGGCACGACCTCAAGCCAGAATTGAAACCAGAACGTCGGGTTAAGGTAGCCAATTATCATTGCTGAAGAACCAGTTCGGCAATTGTATCGGCCAAGTCGCGTGTAATTTTTTGCGTAGCGCCAGACTTGAAATACAAATGACCGCCTAGTTGATACGGGTTCTCAGTGATCCGATGTGCATCTAAAACTTGAGCCGCATCGTCGCTTTTTGCCATATCCGATAAACTTTCAAGGGCCTTTACGTAAACTTTCGCAGCATCCTTTTGTTCTACCGACAAGGGCTCGGACTCAATAAGCCCGTTAATTTCAGGGATAGCTGCGTCAATTTTTGCAGCTTGACGTAACGCCGACGGACGTTTTTTATTTGCAAAATCAATTTGCTTTTGAGTGCCTGAGGTAATTTCTTTAGGTGATGTCATTTCAAACTCCTGTTTGGTTTCGGTAGATAAATTATTTACCGTTTTTACACCTTTGTCAACAGGAGATTTAGGGCCACTGAAATTTTTATGAATTTCGCTAATTTTTTGCCCATTGAACTTACCCCCCATACCTTTCTCAACGACACCACCCTCCCCGATAAACGCGGGTTGCCCTTTGGCGTCAGGGCCGTTAGGTTTGACTGTAATCCAGCCATCTTGCGCCGCGCCGGGGTCTTGTTCGTCCACCGGGGGCGTTGGGGGCACGATAACGGCGTCGGTGTCCAATCCCTGATACCCGCTGTTCGGGTCTTTCGCCAGGCGGTCCCGCACTTCGCTGGGGTCGATGATGCCGGCGGCCACATAGGCGCAATCCGTTACGCCGTCCTTTGCCCTAATTTCCGATTCTTCGGCCGGGGTCATTTGATAGAGCGGGACGAAGGTGAAGCTGATATCCGGGTCGATTTCCCCGAATAGCGAAAGCTGCACGCACTTCAAAATTGTTTCCAGCGGTTCGCGCCAAAAGGCTTCCTGTTGTGCCGCGACCCAATCGTAGAAAATCCGAATTTCCCCATCGCTGGAAGCGTTCAAGCCGCTGGGGCTGATACCCGTCAAGACAATGGCGGGCATGCGTGACACGCTGCACATGTGCTCCTGACTTTGCGCCTGCAATTCGTGAAGCCCCGACAACGGGGTGTTAACCTGCACCAACTCTTCCCGCTCTTTGTCCAGCAGCATCAAGCCGCGATTGCTTCGCGTGGCCGTGAAAAGGTCAGCCCGTGCGAAAAGGTCCGTGCCGTCATCGTCACCCTGCAGCACTTGGTCCATTGCCGTGGCAAGTACCGTAATGCTGAAATTGTTGATAAGGTCCGCAACGCTTTGACGGGTGCGGAGCCAGTTGTCGACGTAGGGTTCCGCAAGCTGGGAAAGGGACATGCCCGCGAAGTTAAAGGCGGGTTTGAGAATGTCCGGGAGCGGCCGGGTTACGACCGTCATCAAGCGGGAAGCATGGACCTCTTGCCCCAGCATGAACCATTTGGACGGCTTGTAAAAATCCGGGGCCGCTGGGTCCAAGGCGTTGTAACCGGCGGGCGTGGTCCAAATGGCTTCCACAGGGACGACCCGCGTTAGGCTCCCTTGCTTAACCGTGCGGGGGTCCAAAATTAACGGGGTGCCGCGGTCGGCGCCGTCAATCTCAATGAAGATTTGAGCCCGGCCAAAGTAGCAATCATTTTCCGCCGCACGTTGTAGCACCCCGCGCACATTCAGGCGCTTGAATTCGTCTTCAATCGCTTTGATTTTGTCCGCGGTGTCCGTGTCGTCGTCTTGCTTGCTGGTGAATTCCAACCATTCGCGGGTAAGTTCGGTCGACATGGTGGAAGCGAACGCCCGATATTCCGCACGGGTCGCAAGCTGCGAAAGGTACGAAAAGCCAGGGAAGCCGCCGCCGGGGTACACGTCTTGCGCGAAGCTGTATGGGTTCGCGTCCGTTGCCATGACTGGCGCCACTACTCCGGCCGGAACAACGCCGGGCGCCAGGGTGGGCGGCTTGATTGGATAGGTGTAAGGCTTGAGGGCGCCGTCGGCCGCAATGCTTTTGGCTTTGGTTGCCGCCCGACGTAGGCCGGTGCCCTTGGGGGCTGGCGGGGCTTTGGGTTCGTTGCGGCGAATCCTTGGTTTTGCTTCGGGCATGGTCGACGCTCCGGGTAAATTGTTGGTCATTGTAACGCCGCGGGCATTATCTGCCCATGGCCTTGTTTATCGCTTCTTGCGTAATCTTGAGCTTGTTAAACAACGGATACAAGCGGCGCAATGCTTGGGTGAGGGCGTCCACTTGGTCATCATTGGCCGCCGCCGGGAAGCCGGTCAACTCCCCGACCAAGTCTTTCACCCATGGCGCCGTATCCGGGTGCGGAATCCACACGTTACCCGCTTCCCAATAACTGGTAACGGCGTGCGCCCGTGCCAATTTTGACCCGTCGGGCTCAATCGGGATTATGCCCGGCACGCTGGCCTTTAGGGTATCAATTACCGCCGGGCCGTTCGCCTTGTCTTCAATCAAAACTTCTTTGGTGCGCGGCCAGGCGGCACGCAAGGCGACGACTTCCTTCACGGTCTTGGTGAATGACATGCGGGCGCGGACTTGCGCCAGCAAATAGGCATTGGCGCCAGCCTTGCCCCACACCTGGCCCACGACAAAGTCGGTGCCGTCCGTGTCCTTGAATGTGCAATCCCAAGAGGCCAGCACCTTGTCGAATTTGGCGGGCAAGTCCTTGGGCAAGTAATAGCGCAAGCCTGATTCCTTGAACACGTTGCCACCCAGCGGCCGCGGGCATTGTTGGTACATGGCCGCCCACCAGTATTCTGAAAATAACCCCTTGACCTCATGCAAAAAAGCCAGGCTCTTGAGTTCGGGGACCAGCGGGCAACACGGTAAGCCGCGGGTCGCCTTTGAAGTGGTTGCAAATGCGGGCGGGCAAATCGTCTTCAGCCCAGCTTGTCGCCATGATGATTTGCCCGGAGTTCTCCGAAAGCCGGGTCGTGAAAACGGTTTGATACCAGTTCCAATGCCCTTCCTTCGTGGTGGGGCTCAAGGCGTCTTTTTCGTTCTTTACCGGGTCGTCAATGATGCCGATATCAACCGGGCGCCCCGTGAGGCCAGCACCAACGCCGACGCCCAGGTATCCGCCAGCGCCGCCGGGCGCCGTAAATTCCCCGGTGCGGTTGACGTCATAGCGGCGCCGTTCGGCGGCCACAGGGAATAGCCGCTTATGTTCGTCCGACGCCAGGTTGCGCCGCACGTCTTGGGCCATGGCCCCGGCCAGTTCGTCCGAATAGCTGGCCGCACCGACCCGCCAGTCCGGGAAGCGCCCCAGCAGAAACGCCGGAAGTTTGCGGCTGACAATTTCAGATTTGCCGTGTTGGGGCGGGGCCTGCAGCACCAGAATGGGCCGCTTGCCTGCGATCATGTCATCAATGAACATGTCGAGCGCCGCGCACACGGCGGCACTAAAGCCACTTTGTTTATATTTTCGGTTCGTAAAGTTGATATAGGCGGCAAGGTTCCGCCGCGCTTCCCGGCGCCGTAGCAGTTCGGCCGCGGCTTCACGCTTCGTCGGTAGCATCGTCGGCCTTGAGAATGGCGGCAAGTTGGTCGTCGCTCAAATCGTCCGCGGATAGGTGCGCCAGAGCAACAGGTCCGCCGCCGGGGCCGCTGATTTCCTTACGGTCGACCATCATGCCCAAGTAACGGGCCAGATTTGACACGGCGGCGTCTTTGTCCCGCATGGTTATTTTGATTCCGTTGCGGGTCCGTTCGGCGCCAGCATAAAGCACCTTTGCGGAGCCCTTGATTTTCCGGGTGTCCGCAATATGCACGTCTTCAACCCCCAAGCCGCCACACTCCGGGCATTTCGGGTTTGGCGCTCCGTTCGGGTCAAACCCGAAGCCGCCCATGCCGTCGGGGGCTGGCTTTTCGGATTCCACAGCCTTGTCGACCGCCCGCGCATATTCGCCTTCCGTCCATTGGTATTGATGGTCGAAGCCATGGCAATGGCGGCAATTTAGGCGGCGGACTTGCACCAGGGCATTAGGGTCGGCCAATGCAATTTTGGCCCATTGGTTGACAACCCACTCCGGCGTAATGCTGGCCGCGACGGCTACCTCTTCCATCCGGTCGCGTATCGCATCCTTAATTTCAGTGATTTTCAGTAAGTTATGGGCCGTTTGCCCGGCGCCATTTTCGGAATATCCGGCGCGAATAGCAGCCTGCGTCGCATTTTCATCGACGCAATACTCGTTCACAAATCGGCGTTGTTTGGGTGTCAGGCTCATAGTGCCCTAATTATAGCCCCAGGCGGCCACAATTGGCAATCACAACGAACGGCGCCCATGTTTGCCGGACCCCTTACCCTGTTACCCCAGCCCCAAAAATTACGGGGTGGGTAAAATTTATTCAATTAAATCAACGGTTTACACTCTCTTTACCCCTATACCCCTTAAATATAAAATTGCTGTATACGGTAAAGTCATCATTACATATATGTTATATGTCCTAATAATATATATGATGCGATAGACAAAAGTAGCAGCGTATACGGAGCATGTCAAAAGGTGTCGTCGGGGTAGCCTCTAGGGCTTGTTTTTCCTAAAATTATATGATATGATGCGCGGCAACTTCATATAAAAGGGGCTATGATGGAAATTAAGACACGCAAGCAAGCTATGATCGACGGTGAAAATACCTACTTCACAGGCAAGCCTTGCAAAAATGGGCATATGAGTTATCGCTATGTGCAAAGCGGAACTTGTTATGATTGCATCAATGCGACACGCTTGGCACCGGATTCCCCCACGGCTACGGCACGCGAACAACGATTGACCGAAGCCGCAAAAGTGATGCAGGCTAAAAATCTGGTCAAGGAAAATTTGGCGCTGGTCAAAGTGCGCTTGTTTGCCGCGGAACGTGAAGGCGTCGCCCTGATTGCTTACGCCCTGGCGACAATGCGTTTCCCCATGCTCAAGGTATCGGACGTCGACCCGAAATTAGCGCCTACCGGGAGCGAACCGTCGGGGACGGCGCTTTATCAGTTCTATTGCCACGACGACGATATTGCGACCTTGCGCGATGCGGCCGCCGCAACTTTCACAAAATACGTGCCGGACTTTGAAGCCAGGCGCCGGGAGTTGATAGCCAGCGCGGCGACATACCTTCCCAAAGATTCAACGCCCCCAATGTCCTTCAAGTAGCCAGGCGGCCCCCGTAGGGGGGCCGTGCCCTTACATGTGGGTATCAAATCCGGTTTGTTCGGTGAAGACGGCGGCCAGGCGGTCAGCATGCACGCCTTCCACGGTGCCGCGTTCGATCATATTGACGCCGCGAATGGTCAGGAAGCGTACGTCGTACAGGTCCGCGTCGGTCAGGGTCACGACCACTTTGTTGGCCTTGTTGCTGGCGCCGCGGCCGATAGCGAATTGAAGGCCCTTGCCGGTGTTGACCAAATCCTTTGCGCCGGTCATGGCAAGAAAGCGATTGCCGCCAAGTTGGGCAAGGATGGTTTGGGCGGTGGTGTTTGACATTTTCGGGGCTCCGTTGCGTTGTTGATGGCTCAATTATAGATAAATAATTTATCTACGTCAACAAGAAAAAGCCCGCACGCGGCGGGCAATTGGAAATTTAATTTTGGCTATCGCTTGATGCTTCCCAGCAGTTCCGCCAGGATACCCCGGACCTCTTCCGATAGGCTGGCGAAGCCGGGGTCGGCCTGCACCTTGGTCAACGCCGTGTGCATTGGTTCGGCCAGCTTGCGCACAGCCTTTTTGAATTCAGCTTGCGGCATATGCTTGGTCGTGACGCGCCCGCCCCCGGACTTGACCAGGGCGGCCAGCAGCACGTCGACCGCCTTGTCCCCGTGCTTCTTTATGGCTTCAATGGCTGTCGTGGCCGCAATGACGTTTTCCATTACCATTTTTCGGATTGCCAGGGGCGCCCCGGCCAGCGCCAGCAGGCCGTCGACGTATTGTGCGGAAGCATACCCCAGGCGCCGGGCAATCTCTTGGGAAGACCAGCCGAAGGCCGCCAGGCGCTTACACACGACCGCGGCTTCGTACAGGCTCAAGGGCTCCCCGTCATTGCCCACCACAAGGGCGACCGTTAAGTCTTCCATGCTGGTGCCCTTGGGGCTCACGATAACCGGCACGGCGGGCACTTCCACGCCTTCACTGATAGCCAGCAAAACCGCTTCATGCCGCCGGTGTCCGCCGGTCACATAAATGACGTTATCGTCGCCTTCACGGGCCACGAAGCCGGAAAGGGGCTTATCCTTGTAATAGCCGTTGACCTTGATGCTGTCAGCAATCCAGCGCACGCGGCCGGTGTACGCTTCATTCTTCACGCGGGCATTAAAGCCTTCCAGCACCCGCAATTTGTCCGGCGTGACTTGCCACAGGTCAGCACTCACGGCGCCGACTTCCTTCATTGCGGCCTTAACGTTGCCCGCGGTCATTGATTGTTCAAAGTTTTCCATGCTTATTCCCCTTCGATAGCAGTCGCGGGCCAGGCGGTGTAATGCGCTTCAATCAGCACCAGGGCGGCGCGGTATTCGACCGCGTGCTGGTTGTCCCCGTGTTCGTCCTGCAGCTTGCCCTTGAATTCTTTCACGGTGCCGAAGAAGCAACCGGCG